TGAAATGAAACAACTTTTTGCTGTTTCGTGTATGCATTGAACCACTATGCGTTTCACCATTTGGCATTTTGTGAGTGCCACCTGTGTACTCTCTGCCATCAGCAAAGTAATGTTTTGTACCCTTTGCCACGTTACTTCCTTGGTTTACTTTTCTTTGGCTTTGGTTTGCTCTTTGAACCTTTATGATATGGCATGATTAATCTCCTTTTACCATTTGACTTTGTTTGCCCAGTATGCAGCAGACATATTACCTCGTGCTATATTTTTTCTATGTCTGGCTTTAAAACTAGCACGTTTTTTTTTCATCCTATCTGATTCACCAGCTTTTGGTTTACCAGCAGTTTTAGCTCCTTGCTGACCGAAACGTATAGTTTTAACTTTATTGCCAGATTTTGCAACAACAACGTGAGATTTTGTAGGATGATTTGGTGTGCGTTTTGGCGTGTTATAGCCTGATACACCGATACGTTTAAGTAAACTTTTCTTTTCCATTTTTTCAGTATAACAAAAAAAGCCCCTGTGTGGGGCTTTAAAAAGGGGGTACAATCAACCTTAAAAAGGACTTACAGTATATATTCATATTTGTCCCCAAGTCAACACCCTTTTTTTAGAACATTAAGTTGGGGTCAGGATAATCTTTCTTCGTGATATTTTATTAATTCATTGAAGTGTTGCAGCATATCTTCGTAATCTTTTTTATATAGTTTTTTTAATTTGCGCTTGTCTTGATGCATCTGTCTAACAAAGTCTTCACCATACATATCAATCATCCATAACGTGTACTGGCCTTCTGCGCTGCCCTTGCTCATGCCAAAACAATTACAACCTTTGCACTGCGGATGCACGTTCTCTACCTCTAACGCCCAGTATGATGAGCTGCCTTTAGCTATATAATGACCGCCATCTGCGTCTTTCCAGTGTAATTTTTTGTCGCATGATACACATTGCACCATACCAAGGTGGTCAGCAGCCGATATTCTGGCTAGCTTTTGTAAGGCAGTCAGACATTTTTTTCGTAGTTTCTGACTCATTCGTCTGTCATTGGCCTAGATGGAAACGGTATATGTATTCCTGTACGCTCACTCAATGCTGAGTTAATCGCATCATAGACCTTTGATACTTTGTCTGATTCTATATCTGTAGTTGATGATACTCCATACATTGTGTTTTGTATTGATCGCCAAAACTCTTTAAATGATTCTTGAGTCCAGGGTATTTCAATAGAATCTCTTAGAAAGTCTGCGTTGAGTTGATGATAATAACCAGCATCATTTAACATAGCTGCTGCATTTCTAAAATAAACCTCAAGTGCAGCTTGTTGTTTAGGTGATCTTGGTTTGCTTGTCTTACAAATGAACGTAACAAAATCATGTTGATCACATATTTCATCAACAAACTTTTTAAAACATTCTCTTTTGTAATCATTATTTACGTGCCAGTGTTGCGCCATATTATTTAACCAATTTTTTACTTAACCATTTTTTGCTGAGCGCTTGATTGTATTGGTTTTTTTCTTTTTTGGTAACAAACGGTTTATATTTCCGCTTCTCCATATCTTGATCATCAAACCAATCTTTGTCTTTAAGACGTTTTCTAACAAATGTGGGTGATCTATCAAACGCTTTTGCAATCTCTGCAGCTGCATACTTTTCACCGTAAGTAAGTTTACGAGTACGCCCTTTGTATACCCTGTAAATAATTTTATGCATTTATTCCTAATTCTTCTTTGAGTTTAGCAAGTGCAATTATATTTTTTTCTCGTCTTTCTTTTTGACTATCTGGATGCAACTGGTGAGGTATGTAAAGTTTGTGATATCTGGCTATTCTGTACTTTGTTTTTTCTAAACTCAGTATTGCATCAATATCGGGGAACGTAAACTTATCATTACCTTTTTGTCTCTCTGCATGGAGTTCGTCAAATAATGCGTTGACTTCTTCTCTACTCATCTTTGCTATTGACTTACCAAACTCTCTCTTTGCCAAGGACAATGAGTTATCATCAGGCCATTGCGCTTGCATACGTGAAATGCCATAAGTGTTTTGCAATCTAAAAAAGAAATAAGCGATTACATCTTTCTCGTATTTGCTAAAAGTCTGTGGCTTTTTCGTAGTCGTATATGCTTGCTGCATAAGTTGTTTTAGCTGCTGCTTTTCCATAATTGTCTCTCCTTTTTTTGTTGTTTGACTCCCAGTAAGACAATGCACGCTTCCAATCTTTCATTTTTACCCGACCAACAACCCATCCTTTTGATTCATGGTAATCAAAAAATTGTTGTACGTCACATTGATAACCCTTTTTTAATTTATATTCTTCTAATTCATTAACCGTAGGTTTATTAAATTTAATATTAATACTTGTATTATTATCCTCCGCGATTTCGCGGATAGGGGTAGGAGTGATTTCATGGATACCCTCACCGCAAATTCGTAGATACCTGTTTACTATTTGTTTAGAATTTTCTGCATAAATAATTTCTATTTCTATGTACTTTGCATCAACAAGGCTGCTAACCCAAGCACTAATTGTTTTTTTATGCACATTGTATAGCTTTGCAAAGTAAGAATTTGAAGCCCAACACTTACCCTCTTTGTTGCACAGTGAAGTTATCTCACCATACAATAGTTTTGCATTAGCTGAAATCTTGTCATCATATCTAACGCTAGCTGGTATGACTGCGTAATAGTTTGGCTTTACAAAATTATATGCGCTCATTCAGCAGCCCTAATAAATTCAGATAGTTTAACGTCACAGCTGCTTGATATTTTTTGCAGTGTTCTAATTGATGGTGCTCTTTTGCTGTTTATTAAGTATGTAATCATAGATCGTGACATACCGCACTTGACTGCAAATTGTGTTTGATTCATTCTAAATTCATTTAAAAAATGATTGATTGCTTTTCCAATATTCAAATCAATACATTCATTGTTATCTTTTGTATCCATCATAATTCCTTACTGTATTGTTAAATAAGTTTGACATACTTTTCACAATGTGTCACTATATATTTTCAATTAATTTATAAAAGGGAGTAGTAAAATGGGATGGCAGTTTCCAGATGATGAGATCACTTATTGTGATAGGTGTGGTGAATACAGAGATAGTTACTTGTATGTAACGTCTGATGTTTACGGTATATGCAGCAACAAAAGAGACTTTGACGATGGATCAACCTACGTGTGCCACGATTGTCTGACTAAAGATGAGTATAAATTACTTCAAAGGTTAAATGACTTTGATCGTGGTGATGCTGACTGTCAGTTAGGTAAGCCACATATGCCAGGTCAATCAAAAGAATATGACTGGGCGTATGGTGCTAGGTACGCAAAAGAACAAATGGATAATGCAAAACTTGATCCGTTAAATCAATTTCAAGAAAAATTATTGGGGTTATAAAATGAAAACAAACATACCAGATAGTGTAAAGAAAGTATTCCAAGAGATGGGAATAAAACCAGACCATAATAACTTATGGGATTGTCATGGAACTATGGTTATCAAACATAAAACGCTTGAGAAGCTAGCTGCATTTAAAGGAATACAGTTTGATAAGCCTGAGTTTATAGAGGTTAGCATCAAAAACAAAGAAGTGGCGGTGTTAGTTACTGGTCATTTAGGCAACAAGTCGGAGTGGTCAATAGGTGAGTCAGCACCTTACAACTGTAAAAATAGCTATCCGTTTGCTATGGCTGAGAAACGTGCTAAAGATAGGGTGATCTTGAAGCTAGTCGGATTGCATGGTGATGTATACAGTGAAGATGAAGCTGACGATTTTGCGGTCAAACCATCTTACACACTAGAACAAAAGGCTATGCTTGATGATGCGCTGCAACGTAATGACAGTCTAACCATGCACGCATTGTTGTCACAATGCACAGAAGATCAAGCTACTGGACTGTTCAATTCGTTTAGACGTGGCGAGGTAAGTGCTAAAAAAGATAAGATCAGACAGTTAAGCAGCCATGGCAGTAATCAATGGAAAAAGCTGAAAGATGATGTGCAAATAGGATTGTCTGACCCAGACGCATACTATGATGTGGTAAACGAAGTAGAAAATCTTAGTGCATTTGACTTGAAATTCTTGCACAAAATGATAGATAAACAGCAATCAAATCAACTTAAACAACTTATGGCAGGGTAACATGAAACTAGGATTAAATATTCAAATTAACGTCAACAAGATTGACAAGTCTAGGATGTATAAAGGGGCCAAAGGTAACTATTTAAACTTGACTACGTTTATAGATACAATGGCAAAAAATGCGTACGATGCCAACGGATTTATAACCCAGTCAACAACAAAAGAAGAAAGAGAAAAAAATTTACAAACTCCAATACTGGGTAATGTAAATGTGTTCTATACAGATGGTGGTCAAGAGTCATACACTAAACCAAAGATAGCTGATGATAGTTTTGATGATGATGTTCCTTGGTAAAAGAAAGGGGCTGTTTCAAGCCCCTCAATAAATGACATATCACATCTACAGTAAAACCATTCCCTAACATTTTAAATCTTTGAGTATATGATACTCCCTCAGTGTAGTTATCGGGTACAGTTTGCAATCTTTCAACTTCAACCGGGTCTAATTGTCTTATGCCATCCTTGATTGTAACTGATGGTATATGACCGCCACCCCCACTTGTCCGAATTGTTACTGATTTTCCGTAGTGCAGCCGAGGTTTTTTCTCACCGAAACCACCATAAATATTAGATAGCATAGGCTCAGTAGCATCATCAAGTAAAATATCTTTAAGCATTATGCCTTTATCTTCTGGTGGTTTATCAAAAGGTAGGTTTGTCCAATAAAGTCTGTGGCGATTCTGTGCGCTCACTAAACTGCTATTGATGGCGATAGGTTCAACACCAAGATACTTTGAGATAATATCTTGACATTCTTGTTTCATCCGCACGTTTTCAAGCAAAAAGTATTTTGGTTTTAACCGATAATAGAACCATACAAACTCAAAAAAAAGTTTAGATCGTGGATCATTAAAATTAAGTCGTTTACCCGCGAATGAAAAACCCTGACAAGGTGACCCACCGATCATTAAATCAATGGGTGTATTGCCTTGGCAGAATTCAAAATAGTCTTTTATCTTTGTAATGTCTCCAACGTGGAAAATGTCTGGGTAATTTTTCTTTGCAATTTTTATAGCGTACTTATCTATCTCTGCAGCGAAATAATTATTGACAGGTATTCCAAGCCTATCCAGTGCTATCCTAGCGCAACCCATACCATCAAAGCATGAAAAAACATTCATTTTATTTCTCCTCTGTTATAAGTTTATAAAGATAGCCTTTACCATTTGGTCGATTTTGTTTGACCAATACCTCAACATTTATATCTCTAGGTAAATTAAATCTAGCGCGATTCTCATCCCATCTAAACGATCTCATAACCGCACTTATTGAAGTCTCCATCGCGTAAACTTCATAACGCAGTGCAATTAACTTTTTTAAATCCCAGATAGTGTAAAGATTTCCGTCTTTCATCACTTCATATAACGCTTGTTTTGTTGATAGTTTCATATTACCCCCTTATTAAGATATTTAAAAAATATACTAGCGCATAAGACCCGATTGAAATAACGGCCATTAGAGCAATTAAACCAAGACGGGATACCATGACACCTGTAATCCGTTTACGATTGCGTATCAAACGTATATGGCGTTTTTCGGCCTGTTGTTTCTTGAGTGCTAGGTATCTAAGTGCCCTTGCATTTCTAGTTGGTATATCCCACGTTTTACTGTTCATAGTTCGTCCTCGCTAAAAATAGAATCTTCTGGGAACTCAATGATTGTTCCACCGTCTAACGCCCATTCATAAAGTCTATCGCCCAATAAATCTTTCATCTTGGGCATATCATCCTTGATGATCTCGCACCAATAACATTCTGTTGTCCTGTATCTGATGCCATCTAAACAAACATCTGTGCGGTCAACTGTGGTATAACTGTTTGAATTAAATGTTTTAATAGTCATTGCTCTTTCCTTTTTTTAATGATCATTTTGTACTCATACACGAGATGCTCTAACTTTTCGGATACGTACTCTTCGCCCGACCTCTCGTTATAGAGATAAAAATATTTATCTTCGCTTGCCCATTGTGGATGAATAACCCCGTCATCGTCCTTATTTGGACAAACATATATTGATATCGGGTCGTAGTGTACGCCATTGATAAAAGCATTATTAGGTGTAGCAAAGCTCGCATATTCGTCATTGCCGTATGATACATCCTCAAAACCTTCAGCCAATAAAATCAGCAATTCTTCGTGAGTAAGCAAATTTTTGCTGTCTCTGTGAGTGTAAAAAGTTTGATTCACTCTGTAGCGGTCGTTTAGTTTTCTCATTTTAGATTCCATATTGTAATTAAATTTAGTTAGTCTATCGTTTAGCACTTCAAGTCCTTCAAAAGTGTTTTCTTTAATCTCCATTGTTTACCCCTTAACTTGTTTTAGTTTATGATGCCAATTCAACACGCCTTGATATTCAAAATTGCTAATGGATTCGTTATAACCAATAACAAATCCGAGCATTTCTTGTCTGTTGTTAAATCTTTTAAGGTCGTGGCCGTAGTAGTGGCCTAAAGTAATTGAGAACTCATTGAACAATAAACCCTCTTTTTTTACTGCTGTGCTTGTTGCGTATGAATCATAACCATAATTAATGATATTCTTTTCAAATAAAGCACATTGGAAAGCGTAATAATATTTATTATCGCCACGTAGCTGAAAAGTAATCTTTTCTTTTGCTTCTTTGTATTCTTTCTCTCTTTCTTTGATAATTGTTTCGTGATTTCTTGTGTAGTCGTTCATTTTGTTACTCCCTTTTAAATAATGTTGAAGGTTTTATATACTGATAAAACCCATCCAGTGATAAATAGAGACATTAAAGATGTTGAAATTAAGATTAATAAAGCCTTTTCAATTATTTTAATTCTCTTTTCTTTTGCTCTTTTTCTCTTTGTGTATCTAGTCATTTATGTGACCCTTTTTTGATTGATTGAGGTAACAATATAATCTTTCTGTGACTATGTGTCAACAAGCTAAACAATTATTATTAATTATTACTATATATATAGAGAGAGATATAACCTTTTTATTGGTTTTTTTTGTGTTTTTTTTATTCAATGATTACAATCGCTTATGAGCAAAATACATATATATTAAGGTTGCATATTATGAATACACGAGGACTGGGAAAAAACCGCGCTTTTATACATAACAAATTACAGGAAATGATGGGGAAAGATTTTAACCCAGTCATTGAGATGGTAAAGCAAGCCGTTAAACTTGATGAGTTAGTTGATCAAGAGCCGTCTATTATTAACTGCGAGAAAAGCATCACCTCGTGGAGTCGTGTGGCAGAATATCTGACCCCGAAACTTCGCAGCCAAGATGTAAGTATTAAAGATGAGTTAACAGTAAGTATTAATAAAAAAAGATATGATGGAAGCTCAGAAAATAATGATATAAAAAGTTGATATTTACAAAAATAAGGGGCTACCTCCGAAATCTTGTAATATATGTATGTATATATCTCGCTCAAAAAAAAATTTTTTAGGAAAAAAAAATGACATCAATGAGTAGTCGTGGCAAGAAAGGGCCAAATCATGTACATTCCTTAGATAAAGAAACGCGTAATAGGTATTTTCCAGAATATAATGGAGGTAAAGGTAGTATTCCAAGAACCTCTACAAAAACAACAAGACAGCGTTTTGAAGATAACTACGATAAGATTAATTGGAATCGTAAGTAATGCGTATTGAATATAACCTTATGCCACAGGGTGAGGTACTTCAAAAATTTAACGATTGTCGTGCTCGTAATTCTTTTATTATGGGGCCGTTAGGATCAGGCAAAACGGTTCAATGTATTCTTAAATTATTTGATTTGATGTGTGAGCAAGCCCCTGTTAAGAATAAAACCCATAAAAATTACAATGTCAGACTATCTCGTGTTATTGCAGCACGAAATACCTACTCAGAACTATTTTCTACGACAATAAAAGACTGGCTAGAAATACATGGCGAGTTGGGTGAGTTTAAACAAGGCAACAAAGAACCCCCTACACATTTTATAAGATTTAAATTAGAGGATGGAACATACGTTCATTGCGATGTTGTCTTTATCGCATTTGATCGCCCAGAGCACGTTAAAAAGGCTAGGGGTATCCAGACTACCTGGGTGTGGCTAAACGAGACTAAAGAGCACTCTAAGGCCGTTTTAGACATGTTAGACCTACGACATGGCAGATATCCATCAAATAAAGAAGGATGTACCGCTACACATCATGGAATTATAGGCGATTCTAACGCTCCTGATGAAGATCACTGGTATTTTAAACTAGCAGAGATAGAACGCCCTGATAACTGGTCATTTTTTAGACAACCTGGCGGTGTTTATAAAGATGGTGAGAGTTGGGCTGTAAACCGACAAGCAGAAAATATAAAAAATTTACCTGACGGCTATTATGATCGTGGTATGCAGGGCAAGTCTGATGATTGGATTAAAGTTAATTTAGCAAATGAGTATGGATTTGTGTCTAACGGCAAGCCTGTACATCCTATGTATACTGATAGCGTACACTGTCAACACATAGATTTTGCAGTTGATAAGTCTACACCCATAATTTTAGGCTTTGACTTTGGTAGAACACCAGCTTGTGCATTTTTACAGCGTACAGCTATGGGTAGATGGATATGTTTTGATGAATTTGTACAACAAGACTCAGGTGCAATAGACTTTGCCCCATCACTCAAGCGATATATTGAAGAACATTACCCAGAAAACACGTTTAAAGGTTGGGGTGATCCCTCTGGTAATAATAAAAACCAAGCAAACTCTGATACACCCTTCCAAATACTACGTGCAGCTGGTATACCCTGTCAGCCTACCGTAACAAATGACCCTATGAAACGTAGAGCAGCCCTAGAAGTACCTATGAAAGAGATGTGTATGGATGGCAAACCTAGATTTTTGGTGTTAGCAAAAGCATCTATGATAAGAAAAGGCTTACAAGGTGGGTTTTGTTACCGCAGAGTACAAACTCAGGGCGAAAAATACACTGATGAGCCAGATAAAAACGAATATTCCCATCCAGTAGAAGCCTTAGAGTACGCACTACAGGGTGAAGGTGAAGGCAGAGCCGCATTGACTAGGGTATCTAACTTTTCTAAACCTACAACAGCAAAGGTGCAAGTCAGCGTATTCTAATGATCAACAAAGTATTTGTAATTTTTGAAGATGATAAGACAAATTGGTGGTCATGGTTACTAAAAAAAGGCTGTCGGCATTGTTATTTGGTCAAACCATCGCCTAATGGCTACATAATTCATGGTAAAAGACAAGAAGGATTTGATTTATTTACTGTAAAAGACCAAGATAGTATAATCCAAAACATTTATGCTATTGTGGACTATGTTCCAATAGAAAAAAGAAGGCCGTTATTTATGTTAAATACATGTGTTGGTCACATCAAACAACTCTTAGGAATAAATAATCCATTTATTCTTACGCCCTATCAATTACTAAAGCATATGAGGAAATAACATGGGATTTTTAAAAAGACCTAAAGCCCCAGAACCCACAGCGCAAGAGCTTGCAGTTGTTGAAAGACAATCAAGAAGGCTTGATGAAGAGATAGAAGAATCAGAAAAAAGATTAAAAGCGATTGCACGCGGTAGATTAGGCGCAGCTTCTTTACTTGCACCTGGTATACAAACATCTACTGGCTCTGGCAAAAGAACTGGTGGCTCTATGAGGACAGGAAGAGGAAGTATGCTAGGCACTAGAGGAGGTGGCACATTTAGAACGAGAGGTGTGTCAAACAACAGAACTGAAGGCGGTAGAATGTCAAGCTACTAACTGAGTATTTATTATGCAAATCCCAAAAGAGTTAGGTTCATACGAAGATATTAAAAGACGAGAAGCAGATGCATTTAAAAGAATGTCTAATTGGCATGACTTGTTAGATGATGTCTATGAATATTTTTTACCTAACAGAAACTTGTTTGATGACTTTGCAAAAGGTCAAAAGAAGATGGATCGCATTTTTGATTCAACAGCTATGGAAGCTATACAACAAGCAGCAAGCAAACTTCAAGAAAACATTGCGCCAATACAAGCACGTTGGGCTACATTTGCCCCCTCTAATGAGATTGTAAATGAGTTAGCAGAAGGTAATTTTGACGTAACAGAAAAAGATATACGTGAAAACTTAGAAAATCAAGCAACAATAGTCTTTGATTATATAAACAGATCAAACTTTGCTACACAATTTTTTGAGCACGCACTAGATTTATTAGTAGGCACAGGCACATTACGTATTGATGAAGCTGATGACAATGATATGCCTATCGTATTTACAGCTATACCGCAAAAAGGTATTGCATTTGAAGAAGGCCCATACGGAACTGTAGAAACACACTGGCGCAGATTTAAAATGAAGGCTAGAGATATACCTCGCAAGTACAGAGGATACAAGCCTACACAAACTATGCAGTCTATTATGGAAAACAAACCTGATACAGAGTGCGATATACGCGAAGGTGTTGTTTTTGATCCAAAAAAAGAAAAATATTACGGCATTGTATGGAGTGACAAAGACAACGGCATAAGTTGGATGGAAGATTATGGCAAGTCTAGCCCTTGGGTAACAGGAAGATACTCAAAAACAGCAGGTGAAATACGTGGTAGAGGGCCAGCAGTACAAGCATTACCTGATGTACGTTCTTTAAACAAAGTAAAAGAGTTTGTATTGCAAAAAGCAGCCATAGACTTGTCAGGCATGTACACAGCTACAGATGATGGCGTAACAAACCCCTACAACATTGTAATTAGTCCAGGTGTTGTTATACCTGTAGGCTCTAATAACTCACAAAACCCATCTATACAACGGTTAGATACAGGCACAAACCTATCATTAGTGCAGTTTGAGGTGCAAGATTTACAAAATGCAATTAAACGTACTCTTTTTAATGATTTGCGCGATCCTACAGGCCCAGTTAGATCAGCAACAGAGATTGCTTTAGACTCAAGAGAGCTTGCAAGAAGAATAGGATCAGCATTTGGTAGACTACAAACAGAAGTTTTGATACCGATACTTAAAAGAGTTACTTATATTCTTACACGTAGAGGTTTGTTGCAACCTATAGAGTTAGATGGCAAAGAAGTAGAAATTAAATTTTTATCACCATTAGCAAAAGCGCAAGATGGTGAAGATATTATCAATGTACAACAAGCAGTACAGTTTGTTATGCAAAACGCAGGGCCAGATCAAGCATTAATTGGTTTTAAATTAGAAGATTTTGGTGCTTGGGTTGCATCTAAAACGGGTATGCCAGCAGAATTAGTAAGGTCGCAAGCAGAAAAAGAGCAAGTTATACAAGCTGGCGCACAAGCAGAGCAAGCTGGTATGAAAACATCTGAAAGGCCTATGCCACAACAATGAGTTGGACAAACATAGATGATCCTGAATTAGCAAAACAAGCTAAGAAAGAATCAGAAATCCGCAAGCAAAATCACAAAGAGCTTGCAAAAAAATATCATAGAGTCTTTACATCTAAGGATGGACAAAGTATTTTGTCGGACTTAACCAAACGATTTATTTATGATAATGATACACAGTTTGGTTCTACAAACATTAATTATGAAGCAGCATACCATGATGGTGAGTCAGGTGTTGTCAAATTTGTAATTAATCAAATTAAACAAGCAGAAATACTTTAAGGAAATAACAATGTCAGAAGAAATTGAACAGGCCGTTGAAGAAACAACAAACGATACCCTGCTAGATCAAGCTGAACCAACATTGGCAGAAGGAGAATACTTTTTAGCAGAAGGCATAAAGGGCGTTGGAGAAGCCCCAGACTGGCTAGATAAAAAGTATAAGACCGTATCAGATCAAGCAAAAGGTTATGCAGAACTATCTAAAAAGTTTGGATCATTTAAAGGATCACCAAAAGATGGATATGAGCCACCCGAAGGTGTTGAAAAAGATGATGCCTTATATCAAGAGTTAGAAGCCTTTGCTCAAAAAACAAACATGAGTGCAGATGCTTTTAGCGAAGCATGGGAGTTATTGACAGCACAAGAGCAAGCAGTAGAAGAAGTTAGTCAAGAACTTGAGCTAGAAAAACTAGGTGATAATGCACAAACAAGAATTAAAAATGTAGAAGGGTTTTTAAAAAATAATCTTGACCCTGATACTTATGATAAAGCACGTTCACTTGTAACAACTGCTGAAAACATAGAGCTAGTAGAAATGCTTGTGCAAGCTACTGCACCAGTCAAGTTACCGATTGAAGGTGGGCCAAATCCTGAAGGGCTTACTATGGAAATGATAGAAGAAGAAATGTTTAAGAAAGATGAGCATGGCAATCTTCTAAGAAGTGTAAATATAGAGCATGACCGCAAAGTAAAAAGAATGTTAGAAGCATTTGCTGGAACTGATTGATATTTATAAAAAACTTAAGTTATAATCGGGACAACTGGATACCGTATATCGCCCAGTAAATTTAGGTTGGATGCTGACCATTTACTGGGTACTCAGCTAAAACCTCAAAAAAAATTTAATTTACTCTTTTTGAGGATATAATTATGAGTAAGAATCTTGCACTAACAGCGGTAGCGGTTATTGAGTTTGACTCATTAGTTAAGCACGCATATGCTGGCATGGGATTACTTAAGCCCTCCGTAACTGTTAGAAATAATGTAGTAGGCGAAACATATAAGTTTCGTAAAATGGGTACAGGACTTGCTAACCAAAAGTCAACTGCTGACTTAGTAACTCCTATGGATGTTACCCACGAAGTACAAACTGCAACTATGCAGAACTGGAACGCTCCAGAATACACAGATATCTTTGATCAAGCAGAAGTAAACTTTGACGAAAAGCAAGAACTAGCAACAACTATTGCTGGTGCTTTAAGCCGAAGGGAAGATCAGCTTATTATTGATGTTATGAATGGAGCATCACCAACAACTATAGCGCATGGAAGTGCGGGTTTGACTATGGACAAGGTTGTTGAAGCGCAAGCAACTCTGCGTAAGCAAAATGTCCCTAGCACTGAACTACACGCTGCTATAAATGGTGACGGACTAAAAGGACTTTTGAAGGATACAAAAGCTACTTCTTCTGACTTCCAAACTGTAAAAGCATTAGTATCAGGTGATATAAACACACTTGCTGGTTTTGCTGTACACGTTGTTGGAACAAGGACAGAAGGTGGTTTGACTGTTGCTTCTAATACCGTTGATTCATTCTTCTATCACAAAGAAGCAATCGGACTTGCTATTGGTATAGAAATGAAAACATCTATTGATTACATACCAGAAA